TCTTTATATATCCAAGTATCATTTAACCATACTAAATCTGATTTTCTTTTTCTTTGTAAATTTTTAACTTCTTCTTTATTTAATTCTTTATCACCATAGCCACCAGTTCTAGCCATAACTTCTTTTTGTTTATTAGCATATGCTATAACATCGTCACAGAATCTAGGTGTCAATGCACCGCTAAAATACCAATAATAATTAGATATATTCATATGTTATAGTTTGTACAAAATTTAAACTATCCTTTTGTTTGTTGGTTATGTAATACATATTAGTTGATGGAAACATAATAAACATATTGTTTTTAAGTGGTATGTCCCAAGATCTACCTTTACGTCTATTATCTTCATAGTGTATTCGAACCATACAATCTTTGACTTTTACACCATATAACAATGTAAAGTCTGGTGAGTTACGTAAATCTACAGGATCTATATTTAATAATGGAATTGTTGTCTCTGCAGGTTTATAGATGTTACCCCACGTTTCTTTGTTAATTAAATTGATACCATACTCAAGACCAATATGATCTCTTATATATGTACTTAACATATCCCAAGTTCTTGAAAATGGAAAAGGTGAGTCTGTAACTTGTGATTTTAAAATGTCGTTTTGTAATTTATCTCGGTCAATATCCCAATCTTTGGGCATTGCCACATCACCATAATATAATGCTATTTCAGATAATACTTTCTTTTGCATACCACCACCATTTTTAATTTATGCTTTTTGATCTGTCAAGTCCCAAGATTGATTAGCTTCATTCCAGATATAAGCCCATCTGTGAGTATCAGCTTCATTTTGTGAAGTTTGTTCTTCAGTTAATGCAGGAGCATCACCGATTGGTGATTTCCAAGATGCAGTGGCAGTATCTTTTACCCAAGAGGCAAATGGTTTTTTAGGCCAGAATATATTATTATCTTCGTCCCATTCGTAACCTATACCTGCGTAGTTACCTCTAAAAGGTGTACCACCTAAGTTATGTTTATTACCTGATGTATTGTAAGATGTTTGAATCCACATTTGTGCAGGCCAATTATTGTGTAATTCTAAATATTGTTGACCTACTGTTTCATCTTCAACACCATCAGCATTTAACATATCAGAGTTATTCAAAGTTAATACTTGAATAACTTTTCCGTTAGCTCCTAATTTTGCGAAATGTGCCATAATGTTTCTCCTTATATATTAATTTTAATTATCATTCAACTATTGAAATTTATACCTTATAATTACTATACCACTTCCTCCTGCACCACCCGCATAATTTGGTCCTGATTCTGGATATCTATTACCTGAACCACCACCGCCACCTCCAGTATTTACTGTACCATCACTACCTGGAGTTTTACCACTAGATCCTCCAGCACCACCACCACCTGAACCTCCTGCTCCTGGAGGAGATGTCTCGGGTCTGCACGTTACGGCTCCGCCACCACCACCACCTGCTCTTGTAACTGGTGAAGCTGTAATGCAACTTGTTACTCCTGCACCACCTGCTCCTGATTGAGAAGAAGGGGCATCAGCACCCGCTGCACCTGCACCTCCACCACCACCTGTTGGCCAAGTTGCTGGTGATGCACCTCCATCATTTCCTTGAGCTGGAGTTGTTGGGGGAGTATTACCATTACCTATTGCAGAAATTGCACCTCCACCTGATCCTCCTGGACCACCATTATTATCTCCACCAGGTATATTACTTCCTGATGCACCAAAACCACCACCTGCTGCAGTAATTGAACTAAAAATTGAATTTGAACCATTTGAACTAGATGTAGTAGCTGGAGCTGATCCTCCTGCACCTACTGTAATTGGATAACTTGTTGCTGTAACCGTAACTCTATTTGGTGAAGATGGATAACCATCTAAAGGACTAGCTGTATATGGAGTAACAGGAGATTTAACTTCTCTATAACCGCCAGCACCTGCTCCTGCACCTGCTATACTAGTTCCACCTTCATTACCACCTCCGCCGCCACCACCCACGACTACATAAGAAACTAAATTGTTTGCTGCACAAGGTGAAATTCCTGTAACTGTAAAAGTTCCTGGTCCTGTAAAAGTATGAATTTTGTCATTTCCTGAAGTTGTCTCAGTACCACCTGTTGCAACTATAAAACTAGATCCACCTGATGTAAATTCGTTTTCGTGTACAGTTTTCCAACCAACTGTTGAATCAACATAAACAAAAGTTAAACCTTGACCTTCTGTAGAAATTACTAAACTACCATCAGCTGAACCACCATTAATTTTTTGTCCACTTGCTGGAGTTATTGTTAAAGCATTTGAATCAAAAGTTTTATTGTAATCTTGTATTGAAACTATTGAACCTGCAGAACCAGATGGCATAGTCATTTCTATGGCTCCTGATGTAGTATTAACAAAATATCCTTCACCATTTGCTGCTGTAAAATCACCTGTTTTAGGAGTTGTTTGCCAGTCTACAGTTCCAGTTCTACCAAAACCTGTCTGTGTTCCATTGTTTGTAATTGTTACACCAGCAGGAATTGTAAATGTATCTCCACTATCTCCTAATGTAGTTGTACCACACGCTGTTCTTGGACTAATTTTATTTACTTTTATTTCACTCATAATTTACCTATTGATATTTATATCTAATAATAACAATTCCACTACCACCTGCACCACCTTCTTTCGGACCAGAATTATAACCACCACCGCCACCACCACCAGTGTTAGCTGTTCCGTTAGTGAAGTTTCCTGGCCCTGTACCACCTGCTCCACCACCACCAGCTCCACCTGGCCCTGAAGTCCCTCCATAAGAGTTAGCTCCTGATCCACCACCTCCTGCTCTAGTTACTGGACTAGCAGAAATAGAAGTCGTTGCACCATCTCCACCTCCACCATTAGGAGAAGTATTGTAAGGATTACCTGCATCTGTAGCTCCACCTCCACCTGCGCTAGCGTACGGAGATGCTTGTGGATGACCTGTTCCACCATTTGTTCCTTGAGCGGGAGTTGTAGGAGGTGTGTTTCCTGTACCACCTCCTGCGTGAGGTGCAGAACCACACGCACCTGTATAAGTACCACCACCTCCAGATCCACCATTATTAGCAGGACTACCTTGTCCTGCTCCACCTCCACCACCCGCAGATGTTATTGATGAAAAAACTGATGTTGAACCATTATTACCAGTAACGTCTCCAGATACTTGTGCTCCGCCAGCTCCAACTGTAATTGGATATGATTGACCTGAAACAGTCACCGCTGTTCCTCCTGGGTTTCCATTTAAAGGACTTGCTGTATAACTATCTGTTGGACCTTTATATTCTCTAAAACCTCCAGCACCACCGCCACCACCATAATTACCTCCTCCAGATGCACCTCCAGCTACTACCATATAAGAAACTATATTATTAGCAGCAACGGATCCAGCAGAACAAACTGTAAAAGTTCCAGGGCCGGTAAATGTATGAATTTTATAATTTCCTGAAGTTGTTTCTGTTCCACCTGATGCACATATAAATTCAGATGGTACTGCAGTTTCGTCATTAGAACTAACAGGAATCCATCCTTGTGTTGCATCTGCATATACAAAAGTTTTTGCTTGTCTGTTTATAAGTATTATAGAATTAGAAGTTCCACCCTCTATATTTGATCCGTTTCTTGCAATGGTAATGTTATTTGTGGCTGCTGTTCCTGCATAATCTGCAACTGCAACAATAGCACCTGCGCTAGGTGAAGCAGGAAGCGTAACTGTAATTGCTCCGCTAGTTGTGTTTACAAAATATCCTTCGCCTGATGTTGCTGTAAAATCGCCAGTCTTAACAGTTGTTTGCCAATCGACAGAACCTGATCTACCGAACCCTGATTGTGATGCGCCTGATGCTAAAGCAATCGTATCCCCACTAGCGCCAATAGTAATTGTATTACTATTCTCGTTAATGATGTTTTGACCACATTGGTTTTGTATGTTATTTACTTTAATTGTACTTGTCATAATTATTGATATTTATACCTTATTACCACGATTCCGCTACCTCCAACACCACCTTTTTGTGGAGATGTACACGTTGGATTTCCTGGTTGATCATTTCCAGTTCCACCTGCACCGCCACCTGTATTAGCAGTTCCATTTGATCCTTCATTACCTTCTGGACCACCTGCACCGCCGCCACCAGTTCCACCTGCTCCTGCTGCGCCACCTGGAATATATGATCCACCTCCACCACCACCTGCGTAAGCTACAGGTGAAGCTGTTATAGAGGTTGTTGCTCCTGCACCACCAGTCCCTGGAGCTGCATTTACTCCTACTGCCGTAGCACCACCACCACCTGCACCTGCGTAAGGAGGGCCTGAATTTGCAGTTCCACCATTATTTCCTTGAGAAGGAGATACTGAAGGTGTATTACCACTTCCACCAACGTGGTCTGGAGATATAGCAGGAAAATTAACAAAACCATTATAAGCTCCGCCTCCACCTGAACCACCATCTCTTGTTAATGGTGCAGTAGCGTCTTGAGCAGCAGTAACACCTCCACCACCACCAGTTGATGTAATTGTGCTAAAAACTGAACTACCACCCACTCCACCACTACAAACTGGAGCAGGTCTAAAAATTCCTGCAGTTCCTCCAGCACCTACTGTAATTGGGTAAGCTTGTGCTGTAACAGTTACTGCTGTTCCACCTGGATTTCCATTTAACGGAGATGCTGTATAGCAATCAGCTGGACCTTTGTATTCTCTAAAACCGCCAGCTCCACCACCGCCTCCATGTCTACCTCCACCACCACCGCCTCCAGCGACTACTAAATATGAAACTATATTTTCTGCAGCTGTAGCAGATGCGTTACTAACTGTAAAAGTACCAGGACCTGTAAAAGTATGTATTTTAAAATTTCCTGAAGTTGTTTCTGTTCCACCAGAAGCTACTAAAAAAGGATTACCAGTGACATTGGAAGTTGAATCTTGTACATTTTTCCAACCTTCAGTATCATCTACATAAACTAAAGTCACCGATTGACCTTCAGTGTTTAAAATTACGCTTGCGTTTACTCCACCAATTTTCTGTGATCCGTTTGGTGAAATAGTTAAAGCGTTTGTTTGAAAAGTATTTGTATAATCTGCTACAGAAACAATATTACCTGCAGTTCCTGCTGGTAAGTTCATTGTAAAACCTCCAGAAGATGTATCTGCAAAATAACCTTCACCATTAGCAGCTGTAAAAGTGCTTGTCTTAATACTTCCTGTTTGCCAATCAACAGTTCCTGTTCTACCAAAACCTGTTTGTGATGCTCCTGATGCTAAAGCAATACTATCGCCACTTGCACCTAGTGTAATTGTCGTACCACATTTATTGATGATGTTTGAATCATCTGAAACTTTATTTATATTATCTACTTTAATTTTACTTGTCATAATTATTGAAATTTATACCTTATTATTACAATTCCTGAACCGCCTGCGCCACCTGATCTTGCAGTTGAACCACCACTTCCTGTTGAACCACCACCACCTCCACCACCAGTATTAGTTGTTCCAGCTTGACCATTTCCTACAGATGTAGAACCTGCTCCTGGACCTCCTGGTCCACCACCACCTGTTCCTCCTGTTCCTGAACCTAAAGTTCCAGTGCAACCACATCTATAAACACCACCACCGCCACCTCCAGCAAAAGCTGTTGGACTTCCGTTAATATTTGTTGTTGCTCCTGCTCCACCAGGTCCTCCTCCTGAATTAGGAAAAGGTATTATAAAATCTGTACCAGCTGCAGTAGCACCACCTCCGCCACCACCATTTGCACCATTAACGCTATAAGGATTATTAGGAGCACCAGCACCGCCATCTGTTCCTTGAGCTGGATTTACTGCAGGAGTATTTCCTGACCCTCCTGGAGCAGCTGTAGTTGTACAAGGAGCTCCTCCACCACCTCCGGATCCTCCATCTAATCCTGTTGATAATGGTGCACATCTTGCACCACCTCCGCCACCTCCAG